CCTTGTGCTGCCACAGCAACGGCACCGCTTCGCCGCTTCCCAGGCTGCCCGCGAACGCGCCCGGGCGGATCACATCGCCGCCTTTGTCGGGCCGGTCGAAGATCGCGGCATAACCCGCGAAGCGAACTCGGGAACTATCCATGCAAAAGCTCCAGCAACCCAAGCTTCAGCGCCATCCCCGCCAGCAACGCCGCCAGGCACAGGCGCACCGCCCAGCTCACCACCGCCTGCCGCGCGCTGCGCTTCGCATCCCGCCACGCCGACAGCAGCTCGCGCAATTCGTCCATGTCCCGCCGCGCCCGCGGATCGTCCAGCCCCAGCGCACCGAGCGCTCGCGACGCTCCCGCCTGGCTTGCCTCCTCGGCCAGCGCGCGCAGCGTGATCAAATCGACTCCGCGCCCCTCGGCCTGCGCCATCAATCTGGCGATCAACGCGTCACTATTCATGGCTCAAACCCCAGCTGCTCGCGCTTTTCGTCGCGGCTCAAAAACTCGGCCGCGCCGACGCTTTCCCACAGCTTCGCCCGGTCCTCGGCCAGCTCGCTGATCTTGTCGGTGTCGACCGCAATTCCGACCGGCCCCAGCCAGTCGCCCAGCATCGCGCCCAGCCCGCGCAGCATCCCTTCCGCCATCGGCAGGATCGTCTGCCGATAAAGCGCCCGGCCCGCCTCGCGCGCATTGGCGTAGGTCGCATCGCCCGGCAGCCCGACCAGCACCGGCGGCACCCCGAACGCCAGCGCGATGTCGCGCGCCGCGCCTTCCTTCACCGCGACGAAGTCCATGTCGGCCGGCGACAGCCCCAGCGCCTGCCACTTGAGCCCGCCGTCAAGCAGCAGCGGCCGCCCGGCATTGGCGCTGCCCGAAAACTGCTCGCCCAGCTCCTTTTGTAGCCGGTCGAACTGCTCGGCGCCCAGGCTCGACCCATCGCCCGGTTCATAGACCAGCGCGCCGCTCGGCCGCGCCGCATTGTCGAGCAGCGCCTTGTTCCAGCGGCTGGCGCGATTGTGCACGCTCGCCGCGGGACAAGCCGCCTCCAGGCAGCCCAGCCCATATTGGTCGTCGCTCGGATCGAGCGCCTTCAGATGCGCCACCTGCCGCCGCCCCAGCGCATCCTCTTTCGCAACCCGCACGACCTGCCCGCCGCCGCGATAGAGATAAGCCGCCGGCCAGCCGTCCGCGCCACTGACCACGCTGACCCGCTCGGGCCGCATCAGATGCAGCTCGGCGGGCCGGTCATGGCTGTCGGTCACCAGCCGGGCAAATGCATTGCCGTGTAGAAGCAACGAAGCCGCCGCCCGCTCGAGCAGGCCATCCGCCTTGACCAACGCAACCGCTTTCTCGTCGCCGACCAGCGGCAGTCCGCCGGCGAGGCCCGCCACCAGCCGCACCGCGCGCAGGCCGACCGGATTGCGCCGGTAGACCTCGTCCAGTTGCGCCTGATAGCCGCGCGCAAACCCGCCTTGCTCGCCCTCGCCCTGCAGCCAGGCCGGGACGAACGCTTGCCTTTCCGGCGCGCTCTTGCGGCCGAACCATCCTCGCATTTTTTTGGTCTCCAGATTGCAACCCCTTGCAATCACGCAAAAAATCGGTTTTTCATATCGGACGCGTGTTGGTGGGGGTTGCTTATGCCGCGTAATCGATTGCTTGCTCAGATCGACGAAGAATTGCTCCATGCGCGAGAGTCGCTGAAATTCTGGCGCGATCAGATGATCCTGCTGGATCACACCGACTATCAGGTCGCCGCCAAACGCCAGGTCATGCACCGCGAGGCCGAGATCGAACGCCTGCTCGAAGCCCAGGAGACGTTGCTGACGATCGAACTGGCCGGGCCAGGCGCTACAGCATCCTCACCCTCGGCATCCCGCTCCTCGTTTCGCTGAGCTCGGTCAGCGCCCAGACGCAGGCATCCGCGCGGTCGGGTGACCGCGACGGTCCGTCATAATCGCCGCCGATCCTGAGGCCCGCCAACTCGGCCTCCAGCTCGGGAAACGTCCCCGCCAGAAAGGCCTTGCCGGTTTCGAACCGGATCGCCACCGGCTCGGCCCGCGCCACCTTGCCGCGCGAGGCGTGCACCAGTCTTATCCTGAGGTCCGCGTCCGCCGCCTTCAGCACGCTCTTCACCATTGCCCCGCCCTGGTTGGCCTCCGCCACCACATGGCTTGCGCCCCATTGCTCTGCCGCCCGGGCAACGGCGCCCGCCCACCGCTCCGGGCTCGCCGCTTCGACGCTGCAGTCGGCCAGCACGTAAAGCCTGCCCTGGCACCGCCCGGCGACCACGATCCCGCAAGCGTCCCCTTTGCTGGACGCAGGCGGATCGACCCCGACAACTACCCTGTCCATCTCCTCCCTGTGCGAAGCATGGGGAGGGGGACCATTGGCCATGAGGCCAATGGTGGAGGGGTCAACCCGACACGCCTCCAGCATCGCCCTGGGAAACAAACTCCCCTCGGCTTCCGCCATCAGCTCGCCGTCCAGCTCCTGCCGACCGATCCGGCTGCCGCCATAGGTCGCCGTCATTACCTCCACGAACGACTTCGGCAGCGACACATTGTCCCTGGTCGTGCCACCCGTGGTCACCGTCCATTGGTCGGCCCTGATCCGCTCGAGCAGCCGCATCGGCCGCGGCGTGGTGGTCACCAGCGCGCGTGGCCGCGGCCCCGCCCTGAGGCCCATCTGCAGATTGTCCCAGGCCGCATCGGCCTGGCGCCATTTGGCCAGTTCGTCGCACCAGGCGAAATGATGTTCCGGGCCGCGCAGCCCATCGGCATGGTCTCCGGAGAACAGCTGCGCGACGCTGCCCATCGGCCATGTCAGCCTGCCTAGGCTCGGCTCCCATCGAACCGGCACCCGCTGCCGCCTCGCCACGTTCAGCAGGCCGCTCATCCCTTCGACCATGATGGCCCGCGCCTCGTCGATCGACGCTGCGACCAACGCGATCCGCTTGCGCCCGGTCAGTGCCAGCCGATGCACCCACTCCGCCCCGGCTCGGGTCTTGCCGAACCCGCGGCCGGCCATCATCAACCAGACCCGCCAGCCCGTTTCGTCCGGCTCGATCTGACCCTTGGCTGCCCAAAGTTCGAATGCGGCATCAAGCATCAGCAAATCCTGCGGCCGGCACTTGGCAAGCCATGCGGCCAGTTCATTGCTCGACATCGTCGAAAGCCGCCTGGCGAAATTCGGTTCAAGGGATAGCTTCATGGACGGCAAAGCCCCCAGCGGATCAGGCTGGGCAGGTCGATCGACGCCTTCGTCTCAACCTCTTCTTCCCGTTCGCGGATCCGCTGGAGCCGGGCGACGATCCGCTCGCGCGCCTCTTCCCATTCTCCCTCGTCAACACTTTGATTCGCGATCGCCACGCTTTCCCGATGCATCCTGAGCAACGCCAGAGCGGTCCGGTCGCTATATTCGCGCATGGTGGAGGTTGTGCCATTGGCTCTCACCACCGTCTTTTCCACGCCGTGCAGCGCCCGCTCCAGCATCATCATTTCCAGCTGGGCGTAGCTAGCGGCAAGCGCGGCGTCCCAGGAGGCGCGGAATGAAGCGTGCTTGTTGCGGCGCTGATAAACGCAATTGATCGACACGCCCGCGCGCTTGGCCGACAGCTTCACGTTGCAGGTCTCCGCCAGTGACGCCAGGAACGCGCGTTCCTTTTTGGCAGTCCAGCTGCGCGCTTCGGGCTTGCGCATCTGCGCCTTCTTCCGCCCACCCAGCAACAATCCTTTCGTCAATGCTTGTCGCTCCCGCACAAATGACAAAAAGCCGCCCCTGTCGGAGCGGCTCCCGCCGAATCGCAATTATTCACTGTGCCTTGTTTGTGCCAAATGAGCGTGACGATGTCAAGTCTTTTTTACCAGATAGGTACAGTCCCATCATCCGGCGGGACGACCCGCTAACCTGTTGACACACGCTTTCCACTCGAAATCATTTCGGTTCCGATTGCCAGCCGCCCCGTTCGCTGTCACACCATTCGGCGCCATGTTGCCGCCCTATGCCGTCCGGCTCATTCCGCACGACCCCGCGTGGGCGGACCAGGCCAGCGAGGAAGAGGCCCGGATCCTCAAATCGGTCTGGCCGGCCGTCATCGAAATGCACCATGTCGGCTCGACCTCCATCCCCGGCATCAAGGCCAAGCCGATCATCGACCTGGTCGCAGTCAGTCCGAGTCTCGAGGTGATCGAGTCCGCACGGCCGCAGCTGGAAGCGCTCGGCTACGCCTGGCACGGCGAATATGGCGTCGAGGGCCGCCGCTTCTGCACGCTCAGCGATCCAAAGACCGGCCTGCGCCGCTTCCACCTCCATTGCTAT